CAGTTACAATCTCAGCCACTATCCCGTAAGCAGTCTGGCTATCAGTATCATCCGCCTGCCCAGTTATTATGTTAGTCCAGAGACCGTCAGAACCTGCATTAGCAAAGAGATATATTCTATTCGGGACTAGCAGATTCTTGCGTTCAACGTACTCGTAGAAGTAAGGGGACTGATTGGAATAGTATGTCAGGTCGTCAGGGTCAGAGTCCTGCGGATACTTGACTTTCCATGCCATTCCGTTCTGCGGACGAAGAAAACTCTTAGTCATCTTCAGCAGACGGTAAATGACTTGCCCTGCATCCTCAAAAGGCTGAGCATTGTTGACTTCAAAAGCAGGTTGCAAAGTATTTATAATTGAGTCATCTTCGACCAGAGCGTTCAGTGCCATAGTAGGGTCAATCTCATTCTCGATAATATACTCAATTATGCCATAGGCAGTCTTAGCTGCTCCAAAGTCGCCAGCGCCAGTTGTGGCTATGTAGTACGGAGGACTGCCCATACGGAGCTTTGTCTCTCTCAACTTGCTCCACATTCCTTCAAGCTCAAGGATTACCAGTAATTTGCCTGCTGCACTGATATGCTGCTGGTGCTTGACCCAGAGACGAGGAGTAGCAGCATACTCATTTCCTCCACCAGTAACATCACCATAGCCAATTTCTGTCCAATAGCCTAACAGATTTGGAAGTGTTCGGTCATAGTCTCTCAGGATAACAACAGCATAGTCATTGTATGCCTCTTCTGCATGGTCTATAAGTAGAATCCTATTCCCATACGCAGCACTGTTGGTGCTAAGGTCATAGGTCGTATCTGCACCCCAGATTTCAGTGTCGTCAAAATAAATGATATGGTCGGGTGCCATAGTAAGTCGGAAACCGCAACGGTTAACATCGGAGTCCTTCCAATTATTGAGGGTGTCATACATGGTTGAGCCTTGCTTTATCCACTCGCCAGCAACTTCTCGGTAGATGTCAACGCAGAGGGCGTCCTCTTCGGCAGGAGTTTTGCCGTTATACCAAGAGACACGCAAATGATTCCACTCATTAAGGTTAAAGATAAACTCGGTGGAGTCACGCTGAACGCCTGAGCCGCCTCTGTGAAGGAATAGGCGGGCTTCGCCAATGTCGGTGAACCAAACCCAGTAAAAGTTTTGCTCATCAGCTGAGCCCAGGGGTGCCTGATGCCTGAATGCAACGATGGCACGGGCACGTAGGTTATCATAAAAATGGCAGCGTATTTCACCCTGGGGTAAACAGAGGGTAGAGGGGATTCGGCAGAGAAAGAGACTAGTCCACAGTCCAGGTGCGCCTGAGTACTTGAGAGAGGTAGGCTCGCTAATATAGCGGTCGGGAGAAAGGGAGCGGTAGGTGTCACCATGCATAAAGTCCCAGTCAGACAGGGAAGATGTCCAGGGCTCGTAGAACTTTTGTCCACCAAGATGTGGGGTAAAGACCATGTGAACATAGGGGATACGAGTAGATGCAGACTGGGCAGTTTTGAGAGTATCGGATACTGACCTTGCCATTGTACATCTTCCTTTACGGGAGTACTTGCCCCTTACCTACTTCCCATCTAGCTACTACTTCACAAGGCAACCCTAACCTGTGCCCACACCTTTCCACTTCGATATAACCTCTTTCCTCATTACCCTGCCCCTCGTTGATAACTACTCCGTGCTGTATAAGAGGGGTAAGAGCTTCTCTAATCTGGTCTGCATAGTTGATGGCTCCAGGTGGCAGGCATAAATCCATTCTAATTCTAAAGTCTCTTTCATCTGCCATAATTATACTCCAAATAGATGTCTTTCTCGGTAAAAGTGATTCAGTATCTCTTGAGCACTCAGGATTCGGTTTTTGTAGATTCTGGGGAGAGCCATATAGCCCTCCCAATCATAAGCAGTGCTATCTGATTCCTCACCAAGTTTCGTAGCTGTAGCCGAAGCTGTTAATGTAGCTGGAATATTACTCGAAGTCTGCGTTTGCTCCACCCCGTTCTTGTAGAACTTGACTGTCGTGCCTGATTTTGTCGAAACAAGATGCAGCCACTTGTCCTGCTCTATTGTCCCAGCACCGTATCGGGCTGAGTATAAACCAGTTGGGTAATAGGACTTGAACCAGAATTCTCCCGTATTTGCCCTAACCTCCCAACACCAACCAGCTACATTACTTGTCCCTGTAGAGATGATGTCCTCATAGGCTGCCATAGCCAGAGGGTATACCCACATCTCGCAGGAGAATGGCTCGTCTGTAAAGTTGAAGGAGGAGTCTAAAGCAATAGTTACATAGTCGTCAGCCCCATCAAAGCTCAGACACCAAAGCCCACTGGGCAGTCTTACCCAGGTAGCACCAACTATTGTACCATTGTTGCCTTGACCTGACCTATCCCTGATAGTAGCACTCTGTTCATCATCCTGTCCAGGAAACCATAAGACACAACCATCGCCTGCCTTCGGTACATACTTGCTAAACCAGGACGCTCTAGTGACTGTATGTCCCTGCATTATCCAGGCTCCACTTCCAGTACTATGGTCATATCATCGCCATCAACCTCATCTGCAATATCGTCTCTTGTCACCAGTATACCATAGAGAGAATCGGTTTCAGACTTGGTCCTGAAGGCTAATGGCAGGTTGCCATATGTGCTTGGAGTTGCAACAGACTCCGAGTCCCCTCCTAAATCCTCCAATGCAGGGAAGTCAATCTTGCCTACATAATTAGCAAGGTCTGCATGAAGCAGAGCAGTATTAGCCTCGTTGTCATCTAGCTCAGAGGTCGGAGTAGTATCAAACAGATACAGAGTGAGCCTCGGAGTTAGTCCAGTAGTCTCACATATAGCCTGTGCCTTCACTATATGTCCACTACCTCCCATCCTCGGAAACGTCCATACAGTACCTGCAGACGCAGACTCAGACAGTACATCCTCTGCTGTATAATCAGTAGTAGCAGCCAGAGCCTTAGTTACGCTTACCTTAGTTAGCATCGTTTACCTCACTTTCCAAAGTTTAGTTCTTTCCCTGTAGCCTCCCTTGCCATTCCGTAGGCTTGTCCTGCCGCCTCCCTTTGGCTCTTCCCCTCATTCTCCATCAGATACTTTATAGTTGCAGAAATGGCTTCTCGGATTTGCTCTGTTGTGGAGTCCTTAGTTAAATTATCTACTGCAAGTGGCATCAGCGATTCCTCCCTCTGCCAGTACTTCGGGTAGTCTTACAGCCTCCTCGACCTCGGTTAGCCCTGACCCCTTTGCCAGAACCATTCCTCTTTGGTGTTCCCTTAGTTGCCATATCACACCTCTACTCTATTTCCATGTCCTTTCAACCAGTGAGCTTTCTCTGGTGGAGTCGGAGGCTCTGTAGGCTCACTATCAGGCTGGTAGTGTACCAGATTCCCATCTGCATCAAACACAGAGAAAGGCTCAGCTAGCCTATATCTGCTCAGGGAAATCCTTAGTCCCGATAAACTACCACAACGAGTACAGGTGACCTCATACCGCTTCTCCATATCAGCTATATAACGCTGTTCCTCATTACCGCACTCTGGACACCTGTACTCATATAATGGCATTGATTACCTACCCTTGACCTATCTCCAGTTCAGCCTTCCGTGCATTAACTATGCTATTTTCTACAGCCTCAGCTGCTCGAGTATCTCGACCTACCTTCAGCTTGCTCCACTCCGATTGAGGTACTTCCTCAAGAGCCTTGATTGCCTCAACGGTAGAACCTCGCTCATAAGGCAAACCGAAGAAGTCACAGAAGACCTCCATTTGAGAGGTCGGTAGTGCAACAATGTTAGGTTTCTTCATAGTTTTCTCCTTCTCCCCACAACCCGCCTACTTATTTATCTGGAGTCGGATTAGCCAGGTCGAGCCAAAACTACTACCAGAGGACGGAAGCATATAGCCAGCAATCTGCTGAGAGGCTGTCGGAGTCAGAGTAACCAGCCTGATAGTTCCATCAATGTGGAAGAAGCAAGTATGGGATAGAGCCACAGCACCGATTTCCTCATTGTAAGGAACCACATAGCAAGGTCCCCAGGACTGAATCCACTGCCAGGTTGACGCTATTGGGTCAATGAGAGTGACACCAGGGCAGGTTGCATAGTTGATGCCTCCAGCCCAATGCTGAGCAAGTTTCTTAAACTCACTCATATTAAGGAAACAGGAGGCTACACTAGCACTCACCGCCTCAACGAGACCATATGCAAGGGTCAGGTCGACCTCACCGCTTGTCCTACCCCCTGTGGCAGTAGTACTGGCAATAATAGGGTAGGAACTATAGGGATTGGTACGAGGACAGAGCCAGCCGCCTGCATAGTCGTCTCGAGAAGGTGTAGCACTTACATCCAGTGTACTCGCAAGGATACCAACAACAGTATCTCCCGCTACACCAGCAGTAGCACCCCAGGTAGCGGTGTCCATCTCGTTCAGGTTGAACACACCCAGGTTTGCCTTGTTCGCAGTATAGACAGTGTGCATATAGCCGTAGAAGAAGGTCCTGTCAGCATCCACGAACTTGGTGCCTACGGGATACAGTTGCCTGGCATCCCCGACAGACGAGTTAGCATGAGGATTAGGAAATGCTAACTTCCCCCACACATCATCAGGCTCGCCAGAAATCCATCGAGGCATCTGGATGTACTTGCCATCCACTGACCTGATGTCATGATTGATTCTGATTAAAGACCGATTTGTCACTTTCTTCTTTCCTCACTTAATTTTAATTGGGTGATTTCTCCTATAAGTCAGGCTCACCCAGACCTGCTCAGGCTATACTATGATAGCCACATCTGCTACATCGAACATCCTGGCAAGGCAGAGGCTGGAGCCGAGTAGTACCGCCCCATAGGTAACAAGCCTGATGCCGCCTGCATCGTAGTCCTCCAGTTCGGGGAAGCGGACTAGTTTGTACAGGTCTCCCTGACCTTCCGTTCCGCCGTAGGCAAACTGGATACCAGGATTCTGTTCTCCGAGCATCATCTGACCGTACTTGAGAGCAAACAGGGAATACATCTTGTCAGTGGAATACAGTGCTCTCGCATCAGAGC